ATCAACGAATAGCGCGTCAGTTACTTTCCCGACTGCAACTGGTACATGGGGAACTGTGACACACATCGGCATTTTGGATGCTACGACTAGCGGTAACTTGCTGTATTACACACCACTAGATGCGTCTAAATCGATTGCTTCTGGCGATGTGTTTACGATCTCGACTGGTAACCTTTCCGTGACTATGGAGTAATTATGCCTTTAGTAATTGCTGACCGAGTTCGTGAAACGTCCACCACGACTGGCACAGGCACTCTAACGCTGGACGGGGCTGTAACGGGTTTTCGTACTTTTAGTTCAGCAATTGGCGATACTAATACTTGCTACTACACGATCACACTAGGTGCTGATTATGAGATAGGCGTAGGTACGGTAGGTGCTGGTACGTTAGCTAGGACTACGATCCTAAAATCGTCGAACAGCAACAATGCGGTTAACTTTGGTGCTGGCACTAAAGATGTGTTTGCTACTTATCCGGGTGAAAAGGCTGTCACTACTGACGGTACTGAAACGCTAACGAATAAGACAATAGCGTTTGGTAGTAATACGCTTACTAACGTCGCAAGCACTAACACTAGCCAAACCTTTACAGCAGCAAAGACGTTTCAAGCTGCTAACGCTATTCGATCTGAGGCTGCATCGACTCAGGATGCGATAGTTATTGCTGGTCGAGCAGGTGGTACAGGTTCATTTGCTGCGACGATTACTCCGGGTACATTGTCAGCTAATAGAACTATTACTCTGACTGATCCGGGTGCTAACTATTCGGTAGGTTTCTTAAATATTCCTCAGTCTGGATCAGATAAGACTACTTCATATACTTTGGCAACATCGGATGTTGGAGAGTTTGTCGGTATTGGGTCTGGCGGGTCTATTACCATTCCAAACAGCACATTCGCTGCTGGTGATGTTGTTTCTCTGTTTAATAACACTACAGGCAATATCACGATTACTTGCTCGATTACGACTGCTTACATAGCAGGAACTAATACAGATAAGGATACGATGACGTTAGCTACTAGAGGTGTTGCGACTATTCTGTTTATTAGCGGTACTGTTTGCGTTGTTACAGGAAATGTAACATGAGTGGCATTATGGCTATGTTGTTGGGTCGCGTTGTTGGTGGCGGCTTAACCATCATTGAAACCTTTAACTCTACTGCTGACTGGACTTGTCCAGATGGTGTCACGCAAGTGGACTATTTGGTGGTGGCAGGTGGTGGTGGTGGGGGCGGTGCAAGCCCCGGAGATTATTGTGCTGGCGGTGGTGGTGCTGGTGGCTTCCGTACTGGTACTGGTTTGTCTGTCACCGCTGGCACAACTTACACAGTGACTGTTGGCGGTGGTGGGAATGGTGGTGCGGCTGGTTCAAATCAAGGAAGTAGCGGATCAAATTCTGTTTTTTCTACGATTACATCTAATGGCGGTGGTGGCGGGGCAAAAGGACAACCAAGTTCAGGAACAATACAAGGGTCATCGGGTGGTTCTGGTGGTGGTTCTAGTTATAGTTCGCCCGGAGGGGCTGGTAACACGCCTTCAACATCTCCATCACAAGGAAATAATGGTGGAGCTGGAGCTATATTTAGCGCACAGTTTGGCGGGGGAGGTGGTGGTGGTGCGAGTGCAGTTGGTAGCGATGGATCAGGAACAAAAGGCGGTGACGGCGGCAACGGAACAGCATCTACGCTTTCAGGAAGTTCAGTAACCTATGCTGGTGGTGGTGGCGGTGGTGGTTATACAGCTCCTGCTTCAACAAATGCTGGAGCTGGTGGTACTGGTGGCGGAGCAAATGGCGGCGCTAAATCTACTGGTTCTAGTGCAACAGCAAATACTGGTGGTGGCGGCGGCGGTACTGGTTCTTCTGGAACTCCGAGCGCATCTTTCGCTGGCGGTGCTGGCGGCTCTGGCGTAGTCATCATTAAGTACACAGCACCATCTAGCAATGTACTCGTTTTCAAAGGCTCATCTCGTTGGACTTGCCCTACAGGTGTGACTAGCGTTGATTATTTGGTAGTCGCTGGAGGTGGTGGGGGTGGTGGTGCTGGCGGTGGCGGTGGTGCGGGAGGGTTTAGAACCGGAACCGGCCTTTCGGTTACAGCAGGGACTACTTACACCATTACTGTTGGCGCTGGTGGATCTGGCACAACCTCAAATGGGACCACTGGTTCAATTTCGGTGTTTAGCACAATTACTTCTGCTGGCGGCGGGTTTGGAGGCGGAGGTCTTGGGTTTGTAGGTGGTAGTGACACTAGCGGTGGGGCAGGAGGCTCTGGAGGTGGCGCTGGAACGCGTGCTGTTAGTTATACCGGCGGTGCAGGCAATACTCCGTCGACATCCCCATCTCAAGGCAATAACGGTGGAAATAATTTTTCTACTAGTGCTTATGGTTCTGGAGGTGGCGGCGGAGCATCTGCCGTTGGAGCTGCCGGAACTTCAACAACAAGCGGTAACGGAGGGGCTGGAACCGCATCATTGATTTCTGGCTCTTCAGTTACTTATGCTGGAGGTGGGGGTGGTGGTGGATACGGAGTAACTGCTGGAACGGGCGGATCGGGCGTTGGGGGAAATGGAAATGTAACACCGCCAAACGTAGGTGGAAACGGAACCGCTAATACAGGTGGTGGTGGCGGAGGAGGATCAAGTAATTCTGATTATAATTTTTCTTACGCAGGCGGCTCTGGCGGCTCTGGCATCGTAATTATCAAACTCAATCAATAACCATGAAAAAAATTTACAGGTTTTATGGCATTGACGTAGCGATGCAAATGTTGCGTCCAAATGCTAAATGGGAAATTTCTAACAACGTGTTTACTCGTTGGGATGATCCTAGACCTTGCCCGTCAATAGAAGAAGTGTATTGGGTGATGGAGAAGATTAAAGAGTTTGAGGAAAGTATTCCGACTATTTGGTTGCTAGAACAGTTAGAAGCAAAAGCCGCAGAAGAAAAAGAACTAGAGGGAGCCATCGGATGAATATGCACCACTTATTTCCTACGCCTGTTGGGATGTTTGACCTAAACCGTGAATTAACGGATGAAGAACTGTTGTTTGTGCGTGGGCAGGAAACCAGACCGAATGACGGGAATACAACTAGCGTTAATAACTTTGTATTGCGTGATTCGGTAATGACTTCATTGCGTGGTTGGATAGAGGATTGTGTCGCTGAATACTTTAAAGCCACAAGCAACCCAAAGCATGATGTTGCCTTACGCATAACACAAAGCTGGTTCAACTATTCTGAACAAGGTCAGTTTCATCACAAACACGCACATCCGAATAGCTTTGTGTCAGGTGTGTTTTATCTAAATACCAATCCAGACGATAAGATTTTCTTCTATCGTTCTGGTTGGCAACAGATTAAGTTCCCACCTGAAGATTGGAACTTGTACAACTCTGAGTCATGGTGGTTTGAAGCGATTAAAGGAAGGTTAGTCTTGTTTCCTTCTTCGCTAGAACACAACGTGCCAACAGTACAAGGCGAGGATGTCAGGATAAGTATGTCTTTCAACACATTCCCGGTTGGCATTGTTGGGGATGAGATGCAACTTACAGGTTTGAAACTGGAGGCGTAATGGCGCACTTTGCTGAACTGGATGCAAATAACGTAGTGTTGCGCGTTATCGTTATTGGTAACTCGGACACTTCTGATGCCAATGGCGTTGAGAAAGAATATATCGGTGCTGCTTTCTGTGAGCGTTTGTTTGGCGGTAATTGGAAGCAGACTAGCTACAACGGTAATAAGCGTAAGAATTATGCTGGCGTTGGCTATACTTATGATGCACAGCGAGATGCTTTTATTCCTCCGAAGCCGTATCCTTCATGGGTATTGGTAGAGGAAACTTGCCAATGGGCTGCACCAGTAGCGATGCCGACTGAAGGTATGTATTCGTGGGATGAGGCTTTACAAAATTGGGTTCCATCGGAGCGATAAATGCTTGGATTTACTCCACTATCGTCTGCTGCTTTATCCGAATTTAGGATAACGACACTAGTTCCTGCGACTGGTAGCGTTACTGGTCGTGCTGTTGTAACGGCTGCTGGTACTCGTCAGGCTAGTGCATCTGCTGCAATCCTCGGTAGGGCTATCGTAACGGCTTTAGAGGGGCCGATACAAGGCAATGCTTCTATCATAGGTAGAGCCACAGTAACGGCTAACGGTGGTTACATAAGAGTTGGTACTGCTGCTATTACTGGTACTGCAACGGTAACGGCTGTTGGTGGATCGGCTAAGTTTGCATCAGGGGCTATTACTGGTAGAGCAATATTTACTGCTATTGCGAATAATGCTGTATTGGCAAGTGCCGGAATATTAGGCAAAGCCGACGTTAGGGCTACTGGTGGTGTCACTAGATCGTCTGCTGTAGGGTCGATTACTGGTCGGTCTGTGGTAACGGCTAAAGGCATGATTTACGGTGAAGAATGGATCAAAGTTTCTCCTGTGGGTGATACATGGCTACGACAAGAATAAACTTTGGTGAGTGGACACCAGACCAGCCGGGAATTGCTGGCGGTGTAACGGATGCCAAGAACTGTTATCCGGTAATGAACGGTTATGCACCTATTCGTGATGTAGCTGATTACTCATCTAATGCAGGTCAATCGTTACTGGTAGCGTTTGCGGGTAAGTACGCTGGTACTAACTCGCTATTTGCTGCTGGTGCGACTCAAATCTATAAGTTTGACTCTAGCGATACAACACTCGATCCGTTAACGACTACGGGTTACACGACTGTTTCATCGTGGGATGTGACTCAGTTCGGGTCAAAGATGATCGTAGCAAACGGATTAGACAAGCTGCAATCGTTTGATTTGTCTGGTGGTGCGTACTTCTATGGGCTAGACGATGCTAGGTTTACAGGGTCTATTTCAGCCACTACGCTGACTGTTTCCTCTATGGCTTACGGAAGTGTCGTAGTAGGTCAGACGATTAGCGGAACAGGCGTTACAGGCGGTACTAAGATCACGGCTTACGGTACTGGTGTAGGTGGAACTGGTACTTATACGGTCAGTTCTAGCCAGACGGTATCGAGTACGACGATCACAGCGACAGGTAATGCGCCTACAGCTAGGTTTGTTACCGTAGTTCGTGACTTTGTGGTGGCTGCTAATGTTTCCGGTGGTGAATCTACGGTCTACTGGTCAGACATTAACAACGAACTGAATTGGGTTCCTAGCTTTTCTAGTCAGTCTGACTCTCAGTATCTGCCTGATGGTGGGAATATCACAGGTTTAGCGGGTGGTGAGTACGGTCTAGTGTTCCTAGAACGTGCGATTTATCGTATGACGTACTCAGGTAGCCCGTTTTTCTTCCAGTTTGACGCTATTTCTCGCACTTTGGGGTGTATTTCTGCTGGCTCTATCACTCAGTTCGGTGGCGTAACGTATTTCCTAGCTGATGACGGGTTTTATCTTTGTGATGGGCAGAATGTTCAGCCGATTGGACTAGAAAAGGTGAATCGTTGGTTCTTTGATACGGCTGTTCTGACCAATATTGCCAATACGATGTCGGCAACGATTGATCCTATCAGGGGATTAGCGGTTTGGTGCTTCCCTGCTAAAGAAGGTGGTAGTTTATTACTGATTTATAACATTCAGTTGAAGCGATGGGCTTATGCTTCTACGGATGCAACGTCTATCTCGTACATTCTTACGCCGTCAGCAACATTAGAGCAGGTTGATAACTACGATAACAACCTAGATACGTTAGATATTCCGTTGGATTCACCTGTTTGGGCTGGTGGATTGCTTCAGTTTGCTGGTGTTAGGGCGCAAAAGATCATTGTGTTTGATGGTGCTGTGATGTCTGCGACTGTATCAACGGGTGACGTAGATGCTGGCCCTAGTATGGTAACTATGGCTCGTCCTTACGTTGATGGCTCTACCGGATCGGTGGCTATAGCGACTCGTCAGGCTTTATCTGCTCCTCCGCAGTACACCAGTTATTCTGCTGCTAACAGCGATGGTCGTTGCCCACTAAGGTCTAACGGTAGATTCCATAGGATTTCAGTTCAGACATCAGCAGGTGATACTAGTTGGGATACGATTGTTGGCGTAGATGTTGAGATTCAGAAGTCAGGGGCGAGATGACACAGTTTCGGACATTACCTGTATTCGGTGCTGATCCTCGTCAGACTTCTGAGGTTGTTCGTGGGATTATGGACGGTAAGACGAATAACACCGGCTTACTGACTTTAGCGACTGGCAATGCCACCACAACGACCCTATTTGACGAGCGTATAGGCTATGACAGCCTGATTTTCTTTATTCCGGTATCTAACGCTTCTGAGAATGATTCGGCTCCTTACGGGGCGTTTCAGGACACCACAGACCAGACTGCTGCGAATACGACTACTGCCTACGCTGTTACATTAAATACAACAGATTACTCAAATGGCATCTATCTTTCTAACAGTTCTCGTCTTAACGTCAGGAATTACGGTATTTACAACATTCAGTTCTCGCTACAGTACAAGAACACGACGAATGATGGTCAAGACGTAGATATTTGGTTTAGGAAGAACGGAACGGATGTAGATGGCTCTAATAGCCGTTTTCATATGCCAGCGAGAAAGAGTACAGGTGACCCGTCACACTTAATTGCTGCAATGAATTTCTTTATGGAAATGAACGCTGGTGATTATGCTGAGATTATGTGGCGAGTAACTAATACAGGCGTTTCGCTAGAACAATATCCAACTAGCACAAGTCCTACCAGACCTTCGATTCCTTCTGCTATTGTTACGGTAGGTTATGTAGCTCCGGCTGCAACGACGAACCTATACGTTTCTGATAGGCAACAAGGGTCTGCTACTGTTGCTCATTGGGCAAATAACACAGCAGACAAAACTTACGGATACATCATAGTCGGATGACAGAATTTAACTTTGTACCGCAGCAGGAGATACGAAATTGGTGGCCTACGATAAAGCCGGGGTTAGATGAGATTAAAGAAAAAAGTCCTGA